GGACAATGGGCAATGGCGCGCGTCAATGGGCTTCTGTTTGCTCTTCGTAATGGAAGATACAAAAGAAAGCCCTACGACACGGACCTGCTCCCCGAAGCGCATCCGCTAAAGAATAGCGCAGATAAAAAAAAAGATCAGAAAATAACAAACTTTCCGCAAGCCGGAGATGACCAAGTCATTTCAATGCGCAATAGCAAGCATCCGACATTTGATCCTGAGTATGCGCAGGACCTGAAAGAGAACTGGCCGCAGATATGGAAGAGGGGCGGGAACATAGAAGGGGACAACCAATATAGAAGGCTCCTGCCCGTTGTTACGCGCAAAGACAAGAAAGCGCAGACAGAGACGGAAGAGATGGCCATAAAGAAGCGCGAAGCATGGGCCGCACGTCACTCGGAGAACTTCAGGATTGCGGGCGTTGTGGCGCAGATAAAATGGTTTGTTATTGGCGAAAAGGGTCAGCCTTACATGAAGAAGCTCATTAACGATGAGAAGAAAAGGTTAAGCAAACATCAGAAAGAGATCGACTATAGACAATGGACAGAATGGATCCAGATGTCGCACGGTCCCGCAGAGCGCAAACTTGAAAGAGTGGTATCTGATTATCTTGAGGGTGCTCAGGCCAGATACAAAAAGCGCATCCGTGAATATGTTCGCTCGGAGAAGAGCGGGCCTGATTATATTGCAAAGGGTGTGATTTCTTGGCCGGATCTCTTGGCTCTTGGCGAAGAGGTTGCACGATTGACCTCAGATCTTGGCCGCGACTGGCTAGGCGTTTGGACGATCTCCGGCAATCGTGAGCTTGAAAATGTATATCGTAGAGCAAAAAAAGAGAGGCCTCTTGATCTGGTATTTGGAGAGAGGGCGATTGCTGAATCTGCTATCGATCTAAGTGCGTTTGAGATTGCAAGTACCACCGCAAAAGAGGTGCAAAAGCTTATCGAAAGAGGGCTCCTCTCTGGTCTTTCTGTGAGAGATATAGCCAAGAGTATCGACAAAGATTCAAGGTTCGGAAGGAAGAGAGCGCAGATGATAGCCAGGACGGAAGCGACAAAAGCAATTAACCTGGCGACGAGTCAGAGCTACCAGACCGCAGCGAATGAGGGTATCAAGATCCGAAAACAATGGCTTACCTCTGGCGATGACAAAGTGCGCGACACACACAGAGAGCTTAACCGGCAGATCGTTGGAGTTAATGAGGATTTCGTGATCCCTTCAACGGGTGAGGCGGCCCCTTCTCCGGCAGAGTTTAGCAATCCTGCCGAGTCGATAAACTGCCGATGTACAATCATACCGGTAATTGATTAAAAATATTTTGCTTCTTTGTGAAAATAGTTCTTGCCGTATGTTACTAAGTCGGGTATGTTAGTAACATAATAACAAAATAAAGGAGCACAACAATGACGTACAAAAATAATCAGCACTATACACATAAAGAGTCAATAAAAGAAATTAATCATATTATTGAAAATGTGGCAAGATCTGGAGAGGTGTACATTTTCACAAATTTAGAGGGTAAAAACGGAGGATCGTTTACTATCACCATCAAAGAGTCAAAATATAGTGGATGGCAGATCCACAGTCAGGAAAATAAAGGAGCAAAATAATGGGCACTCTCATCTTTATCGCCGTCAATGTAGTCAAGCCGGCACTTCTCACACTCACGATTACTGCAACACTCGCTGCCGCAATCATCATCACAAAAGGAGCACAACCATGAAAACCATTATCGTAATTACATATCAATCCTGAACGTAGACCAAAAACAAGAGAGCAATGATTAGGGTGGCCATAACAAGGTCAATCATTTTCGTTTAAAAAATAGATCCGTACAACTTTCAAGGGCTTCTTCTGTGAGGCCCTTGCATGCGTCTTGAATCTCTTTTGTATTGGCAATATTGGCGATCTCGCTGCAATCCTGCTGTGATGTTGCGGCGTCGATTCCTCTCTGTTGCATTCTGCAAAACATCTCACGACAGAGGAGAGAGTCTTTCTCTTTGATGAACTCCTTTGAGCACGGCTCAACAAGGAGATCCAGATCGATGAGCTCCTTCTGTACTTCGGTTTGGCCCTTGGCGACCTCATCCCCGCCGACGGCGATAACAACCGGATCGGGCTTTGGTTTTGGCCTCGTCGCCTGCTGGATGCCTACTGTGCCACCGATGCCGACGACCAGACCAACGACGGCCGCGATAATTATACTTGTCATACTCACCTCTTTTTAGGATAGAAGACAATATAACAAATAATTTATAATACTTCTGATTCTTGCAATTCTTGCAATTCTTATATTGCTTGCAATTGTTACAATTTAGCTGTATATAGTATGAAGTGAGGTAGATATGGAGATTCGTAGTCTTGACGCTGAGATCGTCACCCGTGCGGCCAAAAAGGGAGAGCGTGAGATCGTCTCTTTCGTCGCCAGCACCGCAAGCCCCGATCGATATGGAGACGTCATAAATCAACGAGGATGGTCGCTTGCAAAATTTCAAAGAAATCCCGTGATTTTGTTGAACCACAACGCAAATCAGCTCCCCATCGGACGCGGTGATGTTGAGATCGTGGACGGCAAATTGATGGTTGATGTTGAGTTCGATATGGGCGATCCAGTTGCCGCAGAAGTTGCCCGCAAAACCAAAGCCGGATTTATGTCGGCGGTATCCGTGGGGTTCAATGCAATAGAGAGCACACCCCGATCCTCACTGAGCAAAGACAATCCATATTATGCAAAGAGCGGATACTTCTTTGATAAAGCCGAACTTCTGGAGATTTCGATCGTGACCATTCCCGCAAACGGCGAGGCTGTTGCGGCTAAGTCTTTAGATTTTAATCTTGAATTAATTATTAAAGACAAAGTGAAATCTTATATTAGCACCATAATTGCAGACTATACAAAACAAGAAATCACGCGACAATTTATTGATGTTGATGCTCCTGAGGGGCATCACTGGATGGATTATAAGGACGGGCCGGTTTTGATGGCAGGAGACGACATCGATCACGATGGCGCCTCGTCATCGTTTAGGTTTGAGCTTATAGAAGAGCATGATCCTAGTCGATTAAAAAATCAAGAAGATAAAGAAGAGATCGAAGAGATGCAAGAGCAGATCGACGAAGAGATCGAAATGGAAGCCGAAGAACAAGAGACTTACGGATACGACGACGAGGACAGCGACGAGGATAAGGAAAAGAACTTTTTAACCAACCAAGAGCGCGATCTTTTTGCGCTCATTACTACTAACGGAGAATAATAGCGATGAGTGATACTAATGACCGCGCTATGGTAGAAGAGGCCAAGGGTATCCTTGAAGGCATCCGAAACCATCAAAAAACATCGGCTGAGAAACTAACTCAGTTTGAAAAACAAGTAGACGACCTGAAGAAAGCGCAACGCTTGATCCAAGAGTCACAAACCCATATCCGAGACATGGAGCATCTTGACCAAGGTGATCGCGCTCTTCAGCAGTTCGTTGAGACTGATGGCGTGCGTTGGACCTCTAAAAGTGTTGATGTTGCGGTAACCGGACGCGGCACAATCAAGACCGAAGTTGAGGGACTTCTGGATAGCAAAGAGCCCGTTAATCAATGGCATGCCGACCTGATCAAAATGAATCGTGATCGTGCCTTCACTCGTTTGTTGATGGGAAGCCCTCACACGCCAAAGAGCGATCTCAAAGTTTGGAAGCATTTGCAAAAAGCTCCTCGCTTTATGAAGCCCGCTATAAACAAGGCTTTCACAGATTCCGCCGGAGTCGGTGGCGACTGGATTCCTGATCAATTTGCTGCGGATCTCTATTACAATCTTGAGGATCAAATTCAACTTCCTCGAGTTGTAGCCGATAATCTTGAGCGTCAATTTGTAGATCGACAAACCATCTTAGTCCCTCGGCTTGATCGCGGCGGGCGTCCTTATATTAAAGGAAGAGTCGTCAGTGACAATCCGGCTCAGTTTCAAGCGAGCACTCCCGCAACAAGCACAAAAACCATCTCAATGGCGGGCCTTGCTTGTCGCTATGTTATTGATGATCAGGCCGCAGAAGATTCGGCGGTATTGGCAATCCCTCAACTTCAAAAGCAGATCGTAATGGATTTGAACGACGCGATGGAGGATGCGATCATTAATGGTGATACAGCAGCCACGCATCAGGATGATATCGCGAACTGGGATATCCGCGGACGATGGGGATCTGGATCTCCCGCTCTCGGTGGGTCAAGCGATCATCGTCGCGCCTTTATTGGTCTACGTGCCGCAGCATTCGATCGCTCTTGTACAAGTGACGCAAACAGTCCAAGTCCCTACGCATTTAGCGACTTTCTGACCGCGCAATCTCAACTTGGGGAGATTGGCCTTATGGGTTTGATGGCTATCGTTTCGCCTGAAATGATGGTTGCAAATCTTCTCTCAATGTCAGAAGTAAAAACCCTTGACGTGTTCGGGCCTTCCGCGACAATATTGACCGGACAACTTGCCAGCATCGCCGGCGTGCCAATCGTTATGAGTCGGTTTATGGGTGCGGATCTTAATGCTTCGGGCCTATATGATAACGTTACAAAAACCAAAACAGGTATGCTCCTTGTTCATCGCCAGTCTTGGCGAATCTTTGAGCGTCGCGGCATCCTTGTAGAATCACAACGCAAGATCGATGTCGGTGCGACTGAGCTGGTTTGTACCAGAAGAGCCACTCTTGATACCCTTGATTTGGATACGACAAAGAACGTCTGCTTCCAATTTGATCTTGACATCGCATAATCGGAGATTTTAAAAATGGATTATAGATTACACATACCCGCAGTCAAAAGCTCGGCTTTAACAGCTACAACCGTCCTCGCGTCTATACCTTGCGATCGCTTGGCGAGACTGAAAAAAGTTATAATTTCATCACGTGGCGGGATTACCCATGACGGAACAAATTATAGCCAAATCGCCGTAAAGAACGGATCAACCACTTTAGCGGTTCGTTTGTTCAATGCGCAATCGCTCGCGGCATTGACGCCGGAAGAGTTGCCCGTTTCAAACGGTGATGTTTCATCAAGCACATGCCTCAAAGTCGAATATGATTTTTCAGCAAGCGGTCTTGCTGTAGATTGCGATTTGATTTTAGTATTTGAGTTAGCTCGAGAGTATTAATTATGGCAATGGTATCCGCGGCAACATTGAAGACATATCTACCAGAAATCACCGGCTCTTTGGCCGATAGTGATTTGAGTGATCTTCTTGAGCGTGTTGAGTGTGCTACGGCTCGTTATTTCGGATGGGTAAAACCAGACGGAGCAAACGATCCGCAGCTCCTCGCGGCGACCTATACTTTTTATCTTAACGGGCCGACGTTCGGGAATCCCTCTGTTTTACAGATCCCGATCCGGCCCGTTAATTCTATCACCTCAATCCACAGCGATCCCAATCGGCAATATACCGACGACACACAGGTATCGAGTGATGATTTTGATCTTGATTCACTTTTGGGTCAGGCGATTTTAGATCCAGTAAATGCGACCGATTCTTTTGAGTACGCATTTCGAGCGATCAAAGTTGTTGCAAACTGTGGTTATACAACATTGCCCGCAGATCTGGAGCATGCGATCTGTGTTTGGGCTAGTCAGCTCCACCGAAACAAAGCGACGCAAGGAAAGGAATCAATTACACAACGGGCCGCGACCGTGAGCATCTCACCGAAAAGCATGCCGCCCGAAGTCAAGGAGTATCTCGCTCCATTTCGCGAATCTCGTCAAATACTGTGAGTCTGTGATGGGTAAACAGTTAACATTTGATGATTTTATGAACCGAATGGACAAAGCGGACAAGAAGCTCTTGAAGAATCTAAGAAAAAGACTCATGGTTATCGCTCTCAAAAGCGAGAGAGAGGCCAAGATAAACGCCACCGATTTTCCGCAAGTTAGAACCGGACGCCTTCGCTCTTCTATTACCGCGATTGTAGACGCAGAGGGCGGCAGGATGCGCGCTCTGCTTCGCGCTGGGGGCAACAGCGGCGGGGATCCGGTAAACTATGCGAGATACGTCGAATTCGGGACTCGCAAGATGTCGCCTCGGCTGTTTATGGGTAGGGCAGTCGATACAGTTTCAAAGACGATCCCCAAAGATTTAAGAGAGGTGCTCTCTATGTCTCTTGAGGCGTCATAATGGCAGACTCAAAAATAAGACAGATCGCGAACGCAATCAAAACAAAGATACAGCTGTCAGAGGGCGGGGCGTACTCTAGTCAAACCCTTGCAAATGCCATCGTTATCGGTGCGGTTATAGAGCCGCCTTTTGTTCCCTATGCGAGTATCGTGTTTGCGCAATCCTCCTCTGATTTTGGTCAAACGCTGGGACGGTATCGAATCACCGCAACATTTGAAATATATCTTTTTATTGGCGGCACTTCTGTATCAGATAGGACGCTTAACGCGATGGATCTTGCGGCCGATGTTATTGACGCATTGACCGCAGATCGTCAACTAGGCATCCCCTCTGTTGTTGATGACATAAAATGTGCGTTTACCGCAGAAGATGGCGATCGATATGGGATTGAGGGAATCGGGATCGGTTATGTTCAAATAGAGGTATACTATCAAACGGATACAGGATCATGACTTGGTACGATAGCGATTTTAAACAACGACAGCCGATTGCTTTGGATGCCCTCACCGGCGATGGTAGTGTGCAGACAAAAGAGCTGCAATTTACCGTTCCGTCCGAGTGGGATCTGTTCTGGAATAACATACGATCCGACATGTTCGATGTTGTGCCGGTCGATGTGAATGGGGATCTTTTGCCATTCAAAAGATCGTCAGAGAACTTCTCAACGAGAACCTTGACCATTCAAGTACAAGCGCATGATTGCAAAACGCAAGCAATCAATTTTATATATTTGTATTTTCAAAACGCAAGCGCATCAAACCTTGCTACGAGCTTTAGCGTAACAAGCCCGATCACGGGATACATTGACCTGTCACGCGCGGGCGGTTTTGTAGTGAAGAACGGACTAAATCAGCCCGCAACGCAGATGCCAATTAAGTCGTTTATGAAGAGCACCGATGATGTGATCGATGTTTACTTTTCTACGGCGGGACTCTTTCGCAAAATGGCATCTCCGTACAATAGTCGCCTCGGATATGAGGGCATCTCTTATGTTTCCGTTCAGAGCCTAGACAATACCGGAACGGACAGCAGCGCGAGATATGACGAGGATAAAACAAGATTCATAAACGGATATGTAAAAGCACGCACGAAAGCAGGATCTGATGGTACTGACTATGCTTTTATGGTGACCGTAGCAACATCAATCGGACAGGTAATTGACATTAGATGTCTCATACAGGTCCGCAACCAATTACCAGAATAATAACGGAGAAAAACAATGCCTTTAGTGTTTGGACGATCTGCTTTTATAGCACTTAATGAAGAAAGCACCTACGGAACCGCAAACGGATCGCCCTTCGGTGTCAATAACAGAGTTTTCTCTGTATCAATGGCAAGAAGTCAAGAGCGGGAGCGAACAACGCACCTTTCTCAGTCTGCGGCGGCGTTTGCGGTCAATACTTTTGACGGATTTGAGATTGCGGGCGGGAGCATTGAGACCCCTCTAACATACAAGGGTCTCGGAATGCTGATCAAGGCGTCTCTCGGCTCTGCGGCTAGTACAGGATCAGGGCCATATACGCACACATATACCGCATCCGCGACGCTTCCGAGTCTAACCATAGCCGTACAGCGCGGAACCGGACAGAGCGAGCAATTTGAAGGCTGTATGGTGTCGAATATGACCATCTCATGCGAGGCCGGAGAAGAAGCGCGGGCAAGTTTTGAAATCATTGCAGAAACCGCAACGGCCAGAGCGGCAAGCATTGCGCCGGCGGGATTCGGAAACGGAGCGCAGGTGTTCCATTTTCAAAGCACAGCGGCGGGTCTTTCTTATTCTGGAAGCAATTTCAAAATGCGATCTTTTGAACTGTCCTTAGATAACAAATTGGAGCGCGTTAATTATCTCGGATCAAAGGTAACCTCGCAGCCGCAAATCTCCGACGTGAGAGAAGTCACCCTGACCGCCACATTTGATTTGGAGAATGATGTTCTTTACAATGCGCAACTTAACGGTACAGTAGGTGATGTTGTTGTAACGTTTACCGGCGGTGCTGACAGTTTTAAAATCACGGTAAAAGACGCACAGATCACAAGTTACGACGATGCGGTTAATTCTTTTGGAAGAATCGAACGTACAGCGACATTCTTTGGACTGTCCGATAGTACAGCCGAGGCCATAGAGATTGAGATCATAAACGACGCAAGTAGCGCAGTTTCAAACTAACCAACAACATAGAGAGAGGTGAGCGATGGGTGGAGACATCCTCAAGGAGATCGCAGAAGCCGCAAAATTTACCATGCAAATTTTTGACGGTGCATTAACAATTGAGGGGCGCATTTTGTCCCCATCCGAAGTAGAGGCCGCAGGTCTTGCGAGTGCGCTTTTGGCGTCCCAAGTAATCAAGGGAAGGAGTCAAGAGCAACTTGAGCAGCTTAAAGAGATGAGCGAGAAGGCGCAGGATGGAGAGACGGATCAGCTCGAGGCGATTCTTGAGATGGCCAACACAATCCGGCCGCAAATGCTCGAGGAGATGGCAGAGAAGGAAGACCGCCTGATCATAAAGTGTATCAAAAGATGCAGCAAGGACGGCGCAAAATGGGAGCATCTCTTTTTAGTAGACACTATTGAGAAGCAAGACGCCCGTCAAAATCGTCTATGGATCGGGATGCTCTGGCCGGAAGACCGCAAAAAGATTCTTGATCGTGCCATGAAGGGGCACAAGGAGGCAGCCGATCGGCTAAAATCCTTTCGTGGGAGATGAGAATTTGGTTCATTTGTACGACATAATAGGCCGCACATATGGCAAACTCCCCAGCGAGGTCGCCGATCTTCCGTGGTCGGATTTGATGATATGCTTTAAATGCGTACATGCTAGATCCGATCGTGTGAAAGAAATCCTCAGACGAGGCAAGAGAAAAAAGAATATGGTATTCCCAAACATTAGCCTCTTAGACATAGCGGATCTATTATGAGTACTACAGTCGAATACAAGATACTCGTTGAGGTTTTGAGTGCTGTCAAAGACCTAAAGAAGGTTACTCAAGAGACAAAGAAAACCGGCTCGGAACTAGACAAGACCAACAAGAGCGGACTGAGAATGGCGGCGGATCTTGGCTCCGCTTTCACCGGTTTAAAGAATGCGGCGAGCACGGTTGCAAATGCCTTTAAACAAATAGCAGGAACGGCATCAGCAGCCGCACAGGGAGCATTTGAACTAACTCGATCAGTCGTTGATCAAATAAATGATCTGAATGATCTCTCTGTTGTGTCGGGCGTATCGGCGCAAAACATTGAAGCTTTAAAGCTTGCATTCGTGAGTTCTGGTCAGGCTGGATCTAACGCAAACATTGCCCTTAAGTCATTCCCTAGGGTACTTAATGAATTATCAAACAATAGCTCAAGGACATCAAAATTATTTAAGGCTTTAAAGATCTCTTTTAGAGATGCAAACGACCAACTTAAAGACGGCGATACAATATTTAAGAATACAATTCAGGCCTTGCAGGGCATTGAAGATAAAACCTTGCGAGCACGAGCCGCACAGGAGATTTTTAAAAGAAGTGGTGCCGCTGTCGTTCAGGCTCTTGGGGCGGGCGCGTTCAATGAGATGGCAGATGCGGCCGATCGTCTTGGTACAAAGTTATCGCCGGACGCTAGCGAGAAGGCTGCTATTTTTCAGAAGAGGCTTGCTCTCATGGCCCTCATCACAACGCGGGTGAAACAGACCCTCGTTGAGGCGACTGGAGGTGTGGAGTTTTTTGATAGTGCTTTAGTCAATACGATTGCAGGCCTTAAAGCGTTTACTGTCGGAGTTAAGACAGGATCAAGTGGTCTTGGTACGTTTGCGCGAGGTGTTATTAGATTTGCAAATGTGGCAATTGGCGCGCTAATAGATGCCGTTGTGAGGGCTAATTTCTTTTTGTTTGACTTGGTTCAAAGGGGCATAAATGGCTTTGTCGGTGGCTTAAACAGAGTATCAAAAGCCATAACAGGAAAAGCTCTTGTTGATATGAGTTCTTTCAAGAAAACACTTGGCGAATTTACTATTGAACAATTGGGTCTTACAGAGGCCGCCGCCAAAGTTCAAGAGGCTTTCAAGGGCGAGGTTAAAGCATTAAACGCTTCGACCGACGGAAAAGAAGCGGACAAAAAGTCTACAAGTACCCTCACCAGCGAGATGAAAGAGCTATCAAATGCTCTTGATTCTATTTTTAACAAGCAGGACAAGACCACCAAGGAAACCAAGAAAGGCACCAAGGCGACCAACGACGCCAAGAAAGCAGAGAAGGCGCGAGCGAGTGGCATGCGGGGTTTTGGTCGTGCTTTTGGATCTGCTTTAAAAGCTCAAACCGAAGCATTCAAACAAGCGGAAGAGATTAGCAAATCCGCAACGAGTGATATAATCTCAAACCTTCAAAAGATAAACGACTTAGAGTCTGAAAGACTATCGAATCTTTTAAAGATTGAAAAGACGACCGGAGTAAGTCAAGAGGCAATTCGTGAGCAGGTAAAAGCACGAGCGCAAAGAGATCGTATTGTTGAAGGTGTCGGTGTTGGCACCCGCGCTGTCGGTGCTCTTGGGGATCCCTCCTCTCTTATTGATGTTGCGGGATCTTTGGCTGGTCCGATAGGATCGGCGGTTGCCGGTGCTGTTAATGCCCTTTCTGCTTTGGGTCAAAAAGACCCCGCCGAACTCAAGGCGGAGTTTGAGGCGACCTTTCAAGGTATCGCGAAGGGGCTTAATGTTGCGATTCCTCTAATTTTTGAGATGCTCCCGCCGATCTTATTTCAGGCCGCAGGGATGATCATTGACGCGATTATACAGCTACCCTTTCAAATAATCGCAGGCATAGCAAGCGGATTCCGAGATGCCATAACAGGCCTTATCAAGTTCTTTGAGGGCGGATTCTTTGAGGGGCTCGGAAACTTCTTCTCAACTCTGTTTGAAAATCTTATGGGTCTAATCACATCTCCTTTTGAGGCGGCTTTTGGTGGTGGCTTTCTTGGTGGCGGTCGCATGCTATCGGGTCAAGGTGGGCTGAGATTCACTGGAAAAGATCAGGGCCTGGCTCTTTTACATCCTGGGGAAACTGTCGTGCCCAGATCCGGACAGGTATCATCAACGGTAGCGCAAGACATTCAAGCGCAAGCCGGCGGCGGTTCGATTGTCATAAACATAAACAGCGCAATAACAGAGAGATCTGCTATCGATGCTTTGGTGCGCAAAATAGAGGATCGCTTTGGCTCATTCGGCCAAAGTACATCGCCTCTGTTTGGGGGTCTATGATGGGTAATGCAAAGTTTTGGTTTCATCCGCATCCGGCCAAAAGTGCCAATAGTGGGCAACTTATAAGTATTGATATGGGCGAGGCTCTTGGCGAGCTTTCTAGCTCCATATTTCACGATGTTGTTGATGGGATCGGGTATAGCGGTGGAGTTCGTCGCAGCGTTGCGAGAGGCGGCGAGATTGTAACCATTCAGCGCGATAGAATGAGACTCTCCGAAGATTTGGCGCATCAGTTCGACGCTCTCCAGAACCAACTTGATCGGGGCTTCTCGGTTTCGTTTTCTGCGGATGCGGATAAATGTTGGTCGGGATTTTGCGCAAGATCTCCAGAGCAGGGCGATCGAATTATCAGCGTAAACAGCGACACTTTTCGAAACATGACCGGAAACACCTACACGCCAGTAGGAGGCGATTATCTGGTCTTGGAAACCGGATCGCCTAAATATGTTCGAGAAACCGTCAAGGTTCGAAGCAGTTCAACAACCGTCACAACGGGCGGATCGATTGATATAAATTATGGAGGCTATACCGATAAGGTTGTTTTTAGCTATGCAAATAGACCGGCTTTTTTGCGCTGGTATCGGTGGTGGCCGGTTCTAAAGCGGGCACAATCAGAGGTCGGCAAACCTATAATTACAAATGAGGGCGGCCGTCTTTGGTCGCTCAATGTTACGCTTTTCGTTGATTATGCAACCCTCTTTGCAAACTACAACGGCGAGGAGTTCGGAGGAGATGAGACGCCTCTGATCGGCGACTCGAGCACAGAGGACAACAACACCGAAGGACAAAGAACGGTTGACGGTAACGGCCTCAAAACGTATGAGGACGATGATGGTGGAAGCATGCAGGGCTTTGAAGTCGATGCGGAGTTCTCTGGCGATTTCAGAGAAATGCCATGACGTGGAGTAGTGGATTTGTCGATTCTCTCAGGCTTCCAAGCATAACGCCGATTTATCGTTTACAGTTCTGGAAGCCTCACCCGACGAGATCGGTCGGAAGCGCGCAATCTTGGGTAATCCGGTCCGATGATAAGAGGCTACGCATATCAACCGGAGGCGTCAGAATTCAGGGAACGGCAGTTATTCCGTCAAGGTGGTCCGTTTCGTTTGGAGGGTTTGAGGTTTCACTGACGGGCGATATATCTCGATTGGATCCGTACGTTATGCGCGGGTCTTTTGCGTTTATAGAATGCGCATTTGCAGGGAGAACCGGATTCGAAATAATCGCAATGGGTCAGCTAATGCAAATATCTGGGACTCGTGGAAATTACACAATGGTATTTAGAGATCTCCTGAGTGCATTGCAATCAAGAAACGACAACCGGATCGGGACGCTTCCAGATCTAATTAAATACCAAGAATTCTTTTTTAGCACATATAAAACCACTACAACAACGAGCGCATGGAATGTTGGAAGCGCAACGATGAACGTCAGCACCTCAACAATTTTTGAAAAAGCTCAGGGAAAAGACGGGACAATTTTCTGCACACCCTCAAGCGGTGGCGATCCGTTTTATCTTAATTGGTCATCAGCTCCCACAACAACAACTCTCACAATAAGCAGTCCCTCATCAGCTGCGCACCCCTCAACGACCTCCGCTTCTACGCTGCCGACTGGTTCAACAATACAAAATACGGTCCGTTTACCATTTCCTCCATACTCTCTTTTGGGGCAACTGCTAACGTCTACCGGAACAGGGACGAATGGACCGCGCGATAGCTTGCCGTTTGACTGGTCGAGCGGTTTGCAACTTCCGGCGGCCCTATACGATGACGCAGATGCGCAGACGACAGCGGCATATCTTGACTCAAGGCCGACAGGTATATACTCATGGGATCTCGTATACAAAGAGCCCTTAAGCAATGGCCTAAGAGGTATCATGGATCAGGTTTCAAAAACGGGACAGTGGCCGGTTTTCCGTCAAAACTCTTTTAGTTGGCGCGGATGCTATGATCCAACAGGTCGCAGATCTTCGACGCCGCAAGTCGTTCGGAAAATAACAGATTTTGACATCATATCGATCGATCAGCATCTCATGTATGATCCTTCTTTGGCTGCGGTATATGGTAGATCAAGAATAAAGTATAGCTCGAGTGCGACATTTGGCGTCAGTACAAACCCAACAAACACCCTACCTGCTGAGTTGCAAATTGAGCGGGATAATTCTGCAATATACGACCCTTCATTTGACGAAAGAAATATGGCTCAGGGCGATATTTCTAGGATGCGCGTTTGGGATATGTACCCGTGGCAGCGTTTGACGTTGAGATTAAATCTATCTTTTGCTGTTCTGGTTGCGGGTGATTTGGTTGAAATTACATCCGCATATATTAGCGCGCCTGATTCGGATTTTAAGAAGACATTTAAAGGTCGAAGGGGTATGGTGCTCTCTTCCGAGTACAACATAAACGAGCAATTTTGTGTTATAGTTATAGGCATAACACCGCACAACGGGCCGATATAGATGGAGATAAAAACCTTTGATTTGGGCGATACGCCGCCACTTTTACGAAGATGTAAGGATCTGGGATACGCTATTTTTTTAAAGCACAATTACGATCTCAACCTTGTCGCCTGTCGTTCTCCGTCTCGGGAGAGCGGAAAGTTTGACGATGTGTTTCACGTGATTTATCGAATGGGAGATCGATATATACAAGAGAGCTACCCATGCACAACAGACGCGGGCCTGTACTGGATGCGCAACCCTTCTCGAGTTGAGGGCACAGCAATCCTCGTTGCGGGACAGTATCGCAATGTATACAAACTTGATTTACACGCCGGAAAATACTTGGCTTTGTGTCAAAGAAATGGGCCGGTTCGTGTATATCGAGACAACAACAGAGATCACATTTTAGATCACGATCCTGAAACAATACAAGAGGGCTATTTTGGGATCAATATTCACAGAGCGGCAAGATCTTCCGTAGTGGAGGACGTGGGTAAATATTCGGCGGGTTGCATGGTGATCCAGGAGCCGGACGACTTCGATCGACTGATTGCCCTTGCAAAAAAACAACGCGACCAATTGGGATTCCATACATTTAGTTTAACGTTACTAGAGGATTAAAATGGACCCTTCAACAATGCACGAGGTTTGGTTGAATCTCGCAACCAACTCCCCTTTTTTGGCCTTTTTGGTTTATAATTGGTATCAAATGAGCAAGAGAAACGAAGAATATCGCCTTGAAATGAAAGCAGATCGCGACGAGTATGAACGCAAAAGAGAGGATGGCATAGAGAAGATTCGACAGAGATATATGCAGGTCATCGAAGAGCTAAAGAGTGAGCGATCGAACGGTATCGAAGAGCGTCTTAATGGGCTAGAGAAGGGCATAAAGAAGCTCTTTCACTTGATTGATAAATTAAAAGAAGAGATCAACGAGCTTAAGCTTAAGGATAAGGTTAGGAATCTTCGTGATGTATGATATGCTTTTTTTGTGGCGGTAGCGTATCGCCACGGATGAGAATGTGTTTAGGGTCGTCTTGTTTTGAGGCGGCTCTTTTCGTTTTTGGTCAATAAAAAACCCCGCCGAATCAGCGGGGCAAAAACCCAAGGAGTGGTTTTTTATGGTTGGATTAAGTGAAATACTTAATTACAACGGCGTCATTTTGTACAAGATTAGCACCAAAGGAGATGCGACCGACTGATCCTGCTCCATTATTGGCGATTTCATACTCTGTATTGTTTGACGCAGAACCGGATCCGGTTGCGGTACAGTTCAGAGCGGCCAGACCGTTAATGAAAACCTCTGCAGAACTGAAGAAGTTTGAATCAAGCGCACGCGCAAGATCCAAGGTGCTTGTAGTGCCGTTTGCAATCTGGAACGCTTCTTGATAGAATCGCGCGCCGATCTTGCTGGCGACAACCGCATTAGAGGCAATTTTTGCACTCTCGACGGCGTTGCTTTGGAGCATGCTCGCAGCAATACCGAGAGCCTTGACGTTGATGCTATCACCAGTGATTTGAATAGAGGCATCATCAACGGAAACCGCAAGAGCAGAGCCGCCGCCACCACTCAAGCCAGATCCGGCAACAGATGTGGCAATCTTGGACTCGTCGACGCTGTTTGATGCGAGTTTCGCAAGAGTGACCTGAGCCGATCCAATTTTGGCGGTTACGATTGAGTTTGCAGCGAGCGCGCTTGAATCGACAACGCCAGCGGCAAACATGCCGGAATCTCCGATCGCACCGTCTGCAATGGCTGCGCCGGTTACGCTGTTAGATCCGAGCTCGGAACTTGTGATTGTTCCGACTTTGAGGCCGTTGCTATCAAGGGCGAGCGTGCTGCCGTTGATCTTTGCCATGAGGGCCTTTGTGGACCCGTCAAGCATGACACCGTTGCCGAGTTTAACCTGTAGCTCACCGCTTGAGAACTCAAGACCGGAAGAGCTGGAGAGATCAACGGCGATCTCATTTCCACTTTTAGCCAAACCATTTCCGGCGGTAACCTGAGAAAGTCCAGTAAATTGAGTCCAAACTTGGTTCGCGTTAAGGTCTGCAAGGGTTGCGGTTTGAACATATCCTTGATCTTGACTGGTTGCGCCGGCCTGAACGAATACCGCCGCACCACCTGAGAGCTCTTCGGCTGCGTTTGCATCCGAGGATCGTGTAAGAGCAGATCCAGCGGAGGAGAAGTCATAAATACCATTTTGAGATGCTGTAGACTGGTTTTTGACTAGAATTCTGTCATTTTCTGCAAGCGTGATGCCATCAATCGCAGAGGGTGCGCTTGAGATATCGATGTTTGCGGTGGTAGCGACTCGAACCGATTCCTTCCATCGAACGCCCTCGCTCACGCCGTCAACATAGCTTTTTGTAGCTACATCGCTGGAGTTTGTCGGGCTGGATGCTCTCAGCGTACCGCCGTTTGAAAAGTCGAACAACCCGTTAAGATTGATCTTTGCTGCGGTGATCACCGAATTAGCGAACATATCCGCATCACCGATCGCGCCGTCTGCGATAGCGGCGCCGGTTACACTATTGGCCGCAAGAGCCGAAGAAGTGACAACCGAGCTTGCAAAAAGGTTGCTATTGTCGATTGCTCCGGTCGCGAGTTGCGTACCGGAAATGCTGGCGGACTTTATCTGACCGCCTCTAATTTGAATTGACATGTTGGATCTCCTGTATGTCTATTTGTTTATGATGGTGTGACCTCGTATCTAACTTCGAGCACGTCTCCCAATAGAGGCGCCGTCGGTAGCGTAAAACCATTCAATCCAACCTGTCCTACTGTGTTTTGTCGTTGCCGCAATCCATTGAGATATACGATAATGGTATTTGCGTCGTAGTTTTGCGATGTTGCAAATTGGGTGCGGTTTCCGTCACAATTTGCCGTGAGATCCTCAAAGACAATTGTGATCGTGCTGCTCTCTTGACCCGTGCCGCCGGAGCGGTTGAATGCGTTTCCTATCGCCATAACTACCCTAATATCGGAATGTCAAACCGGCCGATACTATGTCAAGATTACCCGCATTTGTCTTGACATGCAAGTAGAGAATTTTATCATTTACGTCGCGAATAATTACATCAAGACGAATGAGTGCGGATCCCTTAGTGTCGTCGTTGAGCCCTGTTTGGATCGTTGTTTCCGTGGCCGTCAAAACAAAGTCATCGCCGAGAGGATCTCTTGATATGCAGCACGTCACGGCACTCGCTCCCGATATGTTTTGACATTGAATCTCTAGCATTGACGCGAGAATATTGATCTGTGATCTTGCGAACAGATCCATTTCAAGCGCGACCTTTTTGCTTAGGTCGTATCCGGTTGATATCGTGGTCGCGGTGTTCGTGTTGCTGAGTACGCTAAGATTTAAATTGGCCATGAAATACCCCAGAACATCACGAAAGCCCCCAAGATCGACAGATATGGGTTGGTTACACCTCGTAATTTAGCATATAACACGATCATTTGTACTTTAAGCGCGGTTTTTATGCTGTTCGGGTATAGGAGACGGAAAAGAGCGACCGTCATGATCGCATCTGCTTCAGCGCGATGTTTTTGACGAGGCCAACCAAGGAGCGCGCCGATCGACTCAAGAGAGTAGGATTTCATGTCATAGGGTCCGAATGCGGCAATCGCGAGCGCGATGGTGTCGATCCCTCTGCGCATGATTTTGAGATCGGTGCGTCCCGTTGTTTTAAAAAGAGCGAGGATGAAACCACGGTCAAAGGCCCAATTGTGCGCAACGGGTGTGCAATCCTTCATAAACTCGGCGATCTTTGGGGCGGCTTCGTCGGGCGTGAGTGCTCCGGCCCATCTTGCCGGAGAGTATCCATTTATTTGAATCGCTTGGCCGTCGGCTCTCTCCGGATGTAGTGGGCGAATCTTGATCACGAGCCTATCGATTTCTTTGAGGTTTCGATCAAGTTTGATTCCCGCAAAAGAAACGCACTCATGATAATAGGCCCTGAGGCCGGTTGTTTCGGTGTCTAAAACTACAAATTTCATTTTTTTGTTCCTTTTTTAAAAATTAATTGGACAGTCAAGAATGTATCCTATAAGGTGTTTATATCAAGTTAATAACTTACTTGATATAACAAAACAACCGGCCCGCCACTCCGGCGGGTCATCTTAAAGGAGCAAAACAATGAAACTAGAGCACGAATTAAAACCGATAGCGGCCCTCTGTGTAGCTTACAGTAAATCAAAAGAAGACATAATTGATTTATGGAATAGCGGCGAGATACTGGTCTTTGACAAGGAAGGCTTGAGTGTCTACTATGACGAGGTCTTTGAGGGATACACGGCGGCAAGCATTGCCCGAATTAGATGCGACGATCTGAGGGCTGGCAAGCTTGTTGAGATAGACAATATATTCTTTTATTGTGAATGGGTTTAAAACAAAGGAGCAAAACAATGAAAAAGGAACAATTTACACAAATAACTCTTGAGGATCTTCGTGGTCTTGGAACGCTGGACCGATCTGCAATACTCACGTATCTTGCAATGCGTATTTACGGCGGCAAAGATGGCCAGACGTGGGCCTCTCAGGAAAGAATCGGACAAGACACGGGCGTGAGTACTCCGAGCGTTAGGCGGTCATTTTCAAGGCTTCGGCAGGCGGGTTTGATTGTCGAAGATTCCAAACAATCGCGGGCGACCTCAACACACATCGTTAAGGATCTCTCTGTTCTTGACATATCAGATATGAGATCTGGACATATCAAATCTGAGATCCCCGACATATCAAATCCGATATCTGAGGATCTCATATCTGATATACAAATAGATAAAGAAAATATAAAGAACATAGAAACTAAGAATATAATTAATAAAACAGATCAGGAAGATGTAACAGGAGGGGAGGTGATTGATCTCGGCAATCGTTACAAAGATTTAATGTCATTTGAAGAAGTGCAAAAAATGAGTCTTGAGTTTTTGGAAACAAAAAAGGGGACCTCCAAGGAGGTCGCGATCGATGAGCTTGATCTTTTATTTGAAAAGTTGTGGAGTCGCCACAGCGTGGCGAAGGGCTGGATCGCAGAGCGAACACCGATAGAAGACTTTCAAAAGGTTAGAGTTGGATACACAAGAACACAGATCACGAAGGGATTGAAGTCGATCGATTATAAGATAAGCTCCAATCAGGTTGGATCCGGAAAATGGACCGGTCTCCGGTGGATTGATGGCATGAGAGTATGGTTTGGAAGACAGAGCGAAGTTTGGACCGAGAGAGAGCGGAAACAATACATGGACTGTATCCACGTCTCTCCGGCAGAGGTAGAACAACGAAAGCGCGAGATCATACAAGAGCGCGAGAACAGAAGAGAGGAGCGGGCCAAGAATCAAACCGACACGCGGGCGCGGTCTTTGTGGGCGCAGATGCTTCGGAAGTTTCCAGACTATCAGGATCGATACAATGCGATTTTGAAGGCGGGCATCTACAAAGACGATCTCTTAGTGAAGCAGATCAAAGAGGATCCCGAGCTTAAGGCCTTCTTTGTTATCGTTGCCACGCATATCGATCTCGCCTCGTTCGGTCTGATATAGGGGGCGTCATGGTTATCAAAATCGGCGATCGGGTGTTCGCAAAAACGCCCCTCATTCGATGCGCGATACTTGGAACGATAACCCAAGATCACGATCACAAAGTAAATGTCAAATTTGACCATCCCATTAAAGGGCGGATAAGTTGCTGGGTAGACCGGAGCGCATGCAAGCCGGTGCACATCCCCGACCATGTAGAGGTGCGAAATCGAGCCCTCAAAAAGAACACAACGAGCATCATTGATAAATTGGAGACAGAATGAAAAAGACCTACAAAAACCGAGCCATGAGAACAAAGCCAGAAGAGCAGCCACCACCAAAAGCGGGAGACGCTCGCGACAAAATCAAGATCTATCTCGGCGGGGCGCACCGAGAACGGGCGCAAAGAATCGCGGATAAAATGGGCGTATCTTTGGAGGATCTGATCTCTCGATACGTCTCGGAAATGGTTGCAGATAACCGATGGCCGAGATAGTATAGATGTGAGATCCTAGCTGTCTCGCTTTGTTTTGTTATTAGGGTCGTCGGTGTGTTCCTTTCCGGCGGCCCTTCTTTTTTTGATTATTTTGATATAATAACTTTACAACTCTAATAAGATAAGATATATATTCTGTACTAAACAAAACAAAGGAGCAACAAAATGGAAAAGACGACTGTTATTTTCAATGTAAAACGCCCGACCGGAGAGTATATGCGAGACGTGCGCATCGTAGATCTCTCCGAGATCGTTTATACCATCAACGCATATCTCTCTTGCGGCTGTGAGATTGTCGCACTTGAGGAGATTGACGGAGACATCGCGGACTTTTATGATCGAACCTTGACCGATGACGATATCGATCGCATGGCTGCGGATGTGCCCGAATGAGGGCGCAAATAGACGCCATCTATCGTCGCGTCAAAACACCTGATACATATCGCGGCCAAGGAGACACGGTGATAGATGCATGCTGTACGGTGCACGATGGATTCATAACGCTCATCGCAAGATCGAACGGGTACCTCGCAACGATATACGCGGGCAAGTTCTCCGGCGCAAAATGCGATTGCAAAGGATACCAAATCACAAAGAAATGTAAACACCTCCTTGCCCTCGCAATGTGGGCAAGAGGTGAGCGGTGAGAGATCCGCTATGGGGGCAGGCGATCCGGTTGGCGCGCGCTCTTGAGTATGCAAACGCAGCCGGAAACACAGAAGCCGCAAAGATTCATCATGCGGCACTTTTGGAAACACTCAAACAACTCGGAGAGATACATGGAAAAGATACTGAAGCACGGCGGCGGCCGGAAGAATGCGAACGGAAAGAAAAGCCCGATGGTGAATCTGGTGATGCCGGAGGAGATGCTTAAGGCCGTTGAAGATATGGCATGGGCTAACAGACTTACCAAGAGCGAAGCGATCCGACAGCTCATCATGAAGGGGTTAAAGAATGACTGAGAGCGCAGCAATTTGGGAGGATATTAACGCCCTCGTTCCTTGGGGCGATAATCCGAGAATAAATGATCACGCGGTTGAGAATGTGGCGAATAGCATAAAGAGGTTTGGCTTTGCGTCGCCTATAGTTGCGAGGCTGGCCGATAAAATGGTTATTGCCGGACATACAAGACTAAAGGCGGCGCGGTCTTTGGGCCTTGATAAAGTGCCGGTTAGATATTTAGATATAGATCCAGCAGATGCAAAGATGCTCGCTCTTGCAGACAATAAAATCGGAGAGCTTTCGGCGTGGGATAACGATGTGCTATCTCAGTTATTGCAAGACCTAAAGGATCAAGGTGAGGATCTTAGTGTTACCTCCTTCTCTTCGCACGAGCTAGAGGATCTTTTGGGCGGGCCGGAGGATTTTGCTGCAAAGGAAGGTGAAGAGATCAGCGTAGGTGCGTTTAACGATTTTAATCACATGTGTCCAAGGTGCGGGTTTGAATGGGATGAGTAGTTTGGAAAAGACAACAGGAATATGGTTCTTTAAAGATACCAAGTTCTCAAAGGATAGGGGGAAAGTCTTCTCTTGTTTTGCTTGCTGTGGCGGATCAACGATGGGTTACAAGCTAGCAGGGTTCGATGTTATCGGATGTAACGAAATAGATCCCAAAGTTATGGCGATATATAAGGCAAACCATAAACCTCAATTTTCATTTACTTGCTCGATTAGGGATATGTTGAAAAGAGAGGAGCTCCCCAGGGAGTTGTTTAATCTTGATATTCTTGATGGCTCTCCGCCTTGCACCTCGTTCTCAACGGCGGGTGTAAGAGAGAAGGATTGGGGCAAAGCGAAGAAGTTTTCAGAGGGTCAAGCCTTACAGAGGCTTGATGACCTATTCTTTGAGTTTATAGCCCTCGCAGATAGGCTAAAGCCGAAGGTTGTTATTGCAGAGAATGTTGCAGGGATAATAAAAGGAAAGGCGAGAGGTTATGTTAAGGAGATTATTAAGGCTTATTTTGAGGCCGGATATAATACTCAAATATTTAGACTAAATAGCGCTAGTATGGGCATCTGTCAAAGCCGCGACAGGGTGTTTTTTGTGTCTTACCGAAAGGATCTTAAGTTTCCAAAGATTAAGTTGAGGTTTGCCGAGAAGCCGGTCCCCTTTTACAGGGTTGAGCAATGGATTGGGGGGATTCCTGATTATTATACAGGTCTTTCTGCAAAAGAGAATAGGATGTGGTTAAAATGTAAAAGGGGAAGCCCCTTTTCAAGTGTTAATCCGAAGGGAAACTATTTTACATGCATTAAGATTCACCCGAATAAACCCATAAGTACGCTGGTAAGCGGAAGCCATTACTTTCACCATAGCAAACAAAGGCGTTTATCAGATAATGAATTAATTGCCTGCTCATCTTTTCCGATGGACTATAATTGGGGCTCTTGGGGGAGTGCGAAAAAAAAATGGGCCCTAGGTATGTCGGTGCCCCCCTTTATGATGGAACGAATTGCTTTGCAGGTAGGGATTCAGTGGTTATGGCCAGAAGAACAAAGCTAAATACTGAGGTGCAGCGTCGCATATTGCAAGCGATTCAAGCAGGCGCAACATATGAGTACGCCGCGCAATTTGGAGGCGTGACGCGGGTGACTTTGTTTTATTGGCTACGGAAAGGAGAACAGCAAAACAAAGGAATTTATAGAACATTTTTTAACGAATTTAAAAGAGCGGAGTCAATGGCCTGCGTCGGCTCTTTGGCTGTGATAAACAAGGAAGCGAGGGAAGGAAATTGGCAGGCGGCCGCATGGCTTTTGGAGAGGCGTTTCGGGTATACTCGCGAGGGGCCTCCTCCGGTGCAGATTACAATTGAGACAGAGGGTCTTGACATGAAAACGTTAATCAACGAGTATAATACAGGAATGAAAGCGATGATCGGTGGTCCGGTTATCGATCTTGATGAAGAATAAAAGGAGCAACAAAATGAACAATAAAATCAAATCATATCTCAAATCAAAATACAACCAACAACCGCGCACCGATGCCGATCAGAAGATCGTCGCGTGGCTGGACAGCTTCGCCAACAATAAAAGTGTTTGGGAGGTTTCGTATTTAAAAAACGAGCTCTCAATTCGAGAGAGCAGTCTTTACCGGTGCATCTATCGCCTCGCGTGGCAGGGCAAGATCGGGCTTGCCTCTAAGAAATTCCATGATCTCAAAGCATCGCCCGACATCGGCGCGCTGTCCTCGGGTGTTTCGATCGTGGTCTGGTCTATAAAACATCGTGTTAGCGTTCCGGTTCTTCCAGAGTGGATCGACACGGATGCTCCGATTCAGCAGGCTCCCCTTTTTGGTTATGACTTCTCCGCGCTCTCATCTGAAGAGCTTGATGAGGTGATCAAGCGGGCGCAATGGCAGCAAATCGCGCGAGGTGTTACCGAGAGATATGCGGTGTTGCCGAAGGAGATGCGCAACAAACTCACGGACGTCTTCTGTAAGATCAACATCACCGATCCGGTCTATTATGCACACTCAGATGAGGATGTCTCTTTTATGACGTACACCGCGATTAAGAACATGCCGATCGATATTGTGATTGATACTGGATTTGGCCCAACTCGATTCAACTGTAAAGCATTGACCATCTTTGGAGAGGAGATCCTTAAGGCGACCGGTTCTATGTTCTCCGGATCTTCGTCATGAGGAGAGGGTTTGATCGGTCCATACTTCCAACACAGCCACCACCAAAAGGCGAGAGGTATGCAGGAGTAGACAGAGGCAGTCGGTTCAATACATGGTTTCGTGAGAGGTTAGATGAGGCCGGCGTGACAAACAAGAGGTTTGCCGAGATTATTCAGCAGCCGTATCGAACGGTTATGTGTTGGCGCAAACGATCCGATCCTAGGCCGTGGAGTCAGAAAACAATAGCGAAGGGTCTCGCCGGTTTGGGGCTCGGTGAATACGAAGAGATCAGAGAAGAGATCAGAGAATTGTGCAGACGTGACAAACGCAGGATTTAACAAAGCCCGCGAGCGTCTCTTGATGGTTGCACGGTGCTATCCGCTTGCCCTTGCGCGTCTTTGGGGCCCTCATTGCCATCGGTGGGACGGCTTTGCAATGAAGAGCGGACGATCGCGCGGTTGCGGTCGTCAAATGCTTCGTGTTGGTCTTGGTCGTTACCGCTGCAACTCCTGTGCGATAGAGGAGGGCCGCACATCGCAACAGGAGGCTTTGATTCGATTGCACAACGCAAATGAGGCCTTTCTTTGTACCGGTGGAAACCGAGCCGGAAAGACCGAGGTCGGCGCAATGCTCGCGATCGCCGTGGCTGCCGGATCTGGCGAGTGGTGGGTTCGTGAGTGGCTCTCTCTTAATGGGCTGCCGGAGAACCTAATCCAGAAGGAGCCACAAACGGTCTGGTATGTCGCTCTCAGTTATGGCGACGCTTTAGAGTACGGACGACCGAAGCTTGAGCGGTACGCGCCGCAAGGAACAAAATACACGCGATGGAGGGCGCAGGACAGGGCATCTATGAAGCTCCCGAACGGCGGGCGGGTTGTGAGTCTCTCAAACTCAGCAGGCCGCGAGGCGTTCCAAGGATCGGCGGTTAAGCTTTGCTGGATTGACGAAGAGCCGGATCAGGAGGTGTTTGAAGAATGCATGCTCAGGATCATCGACAAGAAGGGGCGCATCCTCATCACCGCGACTCCTTTGAAGGGACTCACCTTCTTGCATGATATTTTTGTAGATCAGAAGCCGGTCGGGTTTGACCACTATGCGATTTCAGGTCTTGACAATCCTTATGTGAGTAGCCCGAAGCTCCGGCGGGCGGTGTCGCATCTATCGGAAGCATCCCAACAGGCGCGCCTTTTTGGGGCGTTTACCAGTCAGAGCGGTCTTGTGTATCCCGAGTTTGATCGGGCCGTTCATACGTGCAAGCCCTTCGATGTTCCGGAGGACTGGCCGCGTGATGTTGCGATCGACTTCGGGGTGCGCAATCCCTTCGCCGCGCTTTGGTTTGCGCACGACATGAAAACCGACACTCTTTATATTTATCGAGAGTACTTTAAAACAGAGAAAACAACGCTTGAGAACGGCCGCATGATAATCGCTCTTGGTGCGAGAGATCCTGATCTGCGGTGGATTGTCTGTGACCCTGAGAGCAAGGACGGCCGGCTCCTACTGGCGAGAGAATTAGGCTTAAACAACAAGCCCGCGCCAAAACATATTGGGGTTGTTGAGACAATAAATCTCGTCAAGGAGCGTCTCAAATTGGATGTCGAAGGACGGCCGGCTCTTGTGGTCTTCGATACATGCAAAGAGCTTCTTAAGGAGTTTCGTAAATATAAGTGGGCAAAAACAACCAAGAAGGACGCGCCCGAAAAGGTACACGATCACGGTCTGGATGCTCTCAGATACGAGATCGCCTTTTTGCACAGGTGGCAAAAATATCGATCTTGAAAAATAAATAAAAATAATCCTTGACTTATTATCTTGTTATGTTACTTATCTAAGTACAACAACAAAACAAAGGAGTAACAAAATGACTAGACAAGAAGCAATCAATCTTATTCTCTCTCAAATTAAAAACAAAGCACAGTCTTATAAGTTTGACTCTGTAATCATTAAGCCAATAAAGGATGCAAACACAAACGAATTATCCGGCTACTACATAACATCCGATTTCTCAGCAAAGCACAAGGACTACACTTCAAACTATAGCGTCAAGATGATCTGTGATAATGATGGATCAATCTTCAAGTTATAGAGCTATCGCATTTCGCAGCAAAGAAAACAAAGGAGCATAACAATGAAAACATACAAGTACCCAAGCGCAGCAATTTCAAGACTACGAAATCGAAATAAAAAGCTTCTCGAAGCAAAGATGACTCTTCAAGTTTGTCTATGGGACAGCAAAAGCGCAGAAAAAACAATACAGGAAATATCCAATCAAATTCTTTTGAATTGCAAAGAGATCGAGTATATCGAAAACAACTACATCACTAAAGGAGCATAACAATGAAAACAGACAAAACAATACTTGAGAGCAAGCTTGAGAGGCTGGAAAAGCGCAGACGCCAAGCCATCAAAGAAAAGGACAATCTTCTGGCTCTTGATCTCGAGTTTCGTATTGAGCGAACAAAAGCAAAGATCGAAAAGCTATGAGCTACACAGATAAAGAGCTTGCGGACTGGGCGGATATTGCTTCCGCTCGTGTTCTTTTTGGCGACTGCACGGAAAAGATGAGGGAGATCCCCTCCTGCTCTATAGATGCGATTGTATGCGATCCGCCCTATGGTCTTTCTCCGGATGGCGTGGCGCGCACATGGTCCGACATCGAAGAGGGGCGCAGGATTGGCGGTTTTATGGGCAGGGGCTGGGATGCGGCAGTCCCTTGTCATAACTTCTTCGCGGAGTGCTTTCGGGTGTTGAAACATGGCGGGCATCTTATCGCCTTTAGTAGTACACGCACCGTTTTTGCGCTTGGTATGGCATGCCAGAAAGGAGGTTTTGAGCTTCGTGATCAAATCTTCTGGTGTTATTTTAGCGGGTTCCCAAAGTCACACGATATAAGCAAGGCGATCGATCGAGAGGCGGGGGCGGTGCGTGAGGTTGCACACCTTAAAGGCAAGAGCGGAAAGGAACGAATGTGCATGCAAGGAGACTATAAGGGAGAGTATTTTGAAACAAACCCAGCAACCAAAGAGGCCGAGCGATGGTCTGGCTTTGGAACCGCCTTAAAACCCGCCGTTGAGCCCGCATTGCTCGCACGCAAACCGCTTGAGAAAGGCTTGACGATTGCACAGAATGTCTTGAAACATGGGACAGGTGCGCTCAATATAGATGGGTGTCGTTTTGGTTATGGTGATCCTTGCTGGGTTGGGCCTCAAGATGGTTACGGTAGATCTGCAAAAAGATCAAATGGTACAATCGCAAATATTAGAGTTGGCGGCGCTGTGCCTATGGGTACAAATAGAGACAATGCGGAATATGCACACGCTCAAGGCCGTTGGCCCGCAAACCTCTATCAATGCGCCAAAGCATCAAGATCCGAGAGAGAGGCGGGCCTGTCTCATCTCAAAGCCAAGAGCGGAGCGGATGCCGTACAACGGAAAGAGGGATCGGCGGGCATAGATAATCCAAGAGCAGGCGCGGGCCGTACTGCTGACGAGATTAAGAACTTTCATCCGACAGTAAAGCCGCTCAAGTTGATGCGGTGGTGCTGTCGTCTCGTTGGCGGCCAGAAAGGATCGGTTATCCTTGACCCGTTTGGTGGGAGTGGTACAACCGGAGCGGCGGCGATTTTAGAGGGCTTTGATTGTATCCTGATAGAGAGAGAGCCCGAATATCTTCCAATCATTGAGGGGCGTTTGCGGTGGGCGCGTCAAGAGTATAAGAGAGAGAATGCGCAGCTTAAACTCTTCGGGGGTTGATATGGAAACCGAGCGACTAGAGGCGGCAATCCTAAAGACGATTGATCACCTCAAGAAGAGCCATGATCTCAAGATGCATGTCGATCGCAAATATCTCCGGTATCTATCCACTCTAAGAAACCAGGTCGCGGCGTACAAGCTCGACCGCACCCAGTTCGAAGTGGATGATCTGGTGTTTGCAATCCTGAGAGATGATGCTTTGACCATTGAGCAAATCAAGATCGCTTTTGATCTCAATGATATGCTCTTTGCGATGATGATCGAAAGAATGCGAGAGCGCGATCGTCTCTGAGAGGCGCAGAATAGCGATCTGATAAAATAAATTAATTTATTTTGATATAATATGTTGCTATCTTGTACAGATAAGATATATATATTGTACAACAACAAAACAAAGGAGCAACAAAATGAAAAACTTTACCGCACAAGAAAAAGTAGAAATAGCAAAATCCCTAAGCGATTACATAGACGGCTCGCTCTACTCTTATGTGTCATTTCTCGGTCATGTTGTTGTTGGTGTTTATACCGACTTTGACCTTGACGGGATCGACTGCATCCTTAGTGACTGGGGCTTTGATTGCGTTATCGATAACAAATTCAACAATAGAAGTAAGCACATAGAGGGCGGCAAGCGCTTCGGATTTCGCCTCACATTTTAATAACTTCAACGGCCAAGCAAGCCCGCCTTTGAGCGGGCCTTTTTATTTTCTGCTAAAACGTGCTATATTATGCGGGAGAGGTGAGCATGTCTAAGAATCTACCCGTCAAACGTCCGTCTATTTGGGCGCGCATTGTCAAGGCCCTGTATCGTGTCGAAGAGAAGCCGGAGCGACCCGCGCACGGTGCGAACTGGTCAAGGCCTCAAGGGCAAAACAACCCATATCCCGCGCGGATCTCCATGTCCGCATTCGCCTCTCATGGTTATGTTTTTGCAGCGGTGTCTCGTGCATCTCAAGATCTCGCCGCGCTTCCGGTCAAGCTTATTCGGGGAAAGGGAAAGGCGGCGACGATCATCGAAGAGCATCCCTTTCTTGACCTGATGGAGCAACCTTCGAGCTATGTTGATGGGTTCTCTTTAAGAGAGCAGCTCATTGTTGATCTCATGCTGACCGGCGGATGCTATCTGTTACTCGCGGGTACAAACGAGGCCCCCGCCAGCCTTTTTCGGCTCCACCCAGAACAGACAAAGATTATCACCGATCCGATCTTGGGAATTAAGGGGTTTGAGTTCAGCGACTCCGGCAAGATCGTAGAGTATCCGATCGATCGGGTCGTGTTTGCTCAGAATGCTTCGTGGGCTTCCGGTGTTGATTCGCTTTATGGTCTTGGAGGAATCCAGCCACTCGCCAAGGAGATCGGCGCGGACCTTAGTGCGCAAAAGCTCGCGAGCGATGCAGCCAGAAAGGGCCGGCCGGATATCTTGATCTCTCCTGCCGATGAAGCGGATATCTGGGACTACGATCAAAGAAGGTCGATCCTTGACGCGTATCGCGGAATGTCAAATGAAGGCGGAGCAATGGTGCTTAGTGGTCAGGTCAAAATCGAACCTCTTCAGGTAACACCGAGGGATCTAGAATTTCAAGCTGTGCGCACCTATGCAAGAGAGGCGATTTCAGCGGTCTTTGGTGTTCCTCCCTCTGTGCTCGGAGCGGGCGATCTCAACTACGCCGTTTCTCGACAGCAGGCGTCGAATTATTGGGAGGTACAAACAAAGAGAGGCAAGAAGCTCTCGCACCTCCTCACGCAGATCGCAAGGAAATTCGATCCGTCTTTAAGGGTTGAGATTGATTATTCAGGCGTTGAGGCGTTGCAATCTGTGAGAGATGCGCAGATAAATCGCATTGTTCAGCACGTAACGATCGGCATGCCGATTGCTGAGGCGTATGCCTATGAGGGGCTTGAGGATGCGCCGGTAATACCGGAAAGTGAAAGAGAAGATCCGGCTGATGACCTTGGAGACGAAGAGAGCCAGAACGTGCGCGCGCTTGATGCGCTTCTTCGTAGTATGACCAAAGACGTAGATCTTGGAAAGAAGAGCAACGCCCGCGAGGCGATGGCGGCATTGAGTGAGGCAACACAAAAAGGTCTAAAAAAAAAGGGTAAAGACCACAACGAAGAATATGGAGACAACAAAGAAAAGCGTTTGACGAATGTAAATTATTTGGCCGTCTCTTATCACCGAGGCCTGTCCGCATTTTACAACAACCCTGCCTCGGTCCGTCCCACTGTCCAAAGTGCCGGACAGTGGGCGATGGCTCGCGTCAATGGATTTCTGTTCGCTCTTCGTAATGGGAGATACAAAAGAAAGCCCTACGACACGGACCTGCTCCCCGAAGCGCATCCGCTAAAGAATAGCGCAGATAAAAAAAAAGATCAGAAAATAACAAACTTCCCGCAGGCCGGAGATGATCAAGTTATTTCAATGCGAAATAGTAAGTATCCGACATTCGATCCTGAGTATGCGCAGGACCTGAAAGAGAACTGGCCGCAGATATGGAAGAGGGGCGGGAACATAGAAGGAGACAACCAATACAGAAGGCTTCTCCCGATTGTTACGCGCAAAGACAAGAAGGCGCAGACGGAAACGGAAGAGATGGCCATAAAGAAGCGCGAAGCATGGGCCGCGCGTCACTCGGAGAACTTCAGGATCGCGGGTGTTGTGGCACAAATAAAATGGTTTGTTATTGGCGCAAAAGGTCAATCTTACATGAAGAAGCTCATAAACGATGAAAAGAAAAGGCTAAGCAAACACCAGAAGGAGATCGATTATAGACAATGGACAGAATGGGTCCAGATGTCGCACGGTCCCGCAGAGCGCAAACTTGAAAGAGTGGTATCCGATTATCTTGAGGGTGCTCAGGCCAGATATAAAAAGCGCATCCGTGAATATGTTCGATCCGAGAAGAACGGGCCTGATTATATTGCAAAGGGCGTAATCTCTTGGCCGGATCTCTTGGCTCTTGGCGAAGAGGTTGCCCGATTGACCGCAGATCTTGGCCGCGACTGGCTAGGTGTTTGGACAATCTCCGGCAATCGCGAACTTGAGAATGTATATCGCAGAGCAAAAAAAGAGAGGCCTCTTGATCTGGTATTTGGAGAGAGGGCGATTGCTGAATCTGCTATCGATCTAAGTGC